GGCAATCGCCCAGACGCGTTCGGTGGCAGTGCCAACCTTCGGACGGGACACGCCGTTTTGTTCAACTTTGGGTGCCTTCTCGACGGCTTCGGTCTTCGCTTCTTCAGTCATTTCTAACTCCTAGGTGGTAAGTGGTTGATATGGGTGCTTCCCATGACCTGAATAATATCCGGGAGGCCTGACTAGGTCAAGCCCTTTAGTCCTACAATTTAGATGCCTTCCATTTTCCGTATTGCGTCGATGCCGTGGACGGGTTAATGCCTTCGGCTTCGCAGGCTGCGATGACTGCCTTCCGATCGGTCGATCCGGCAGCCAGCATGCGGTCAGCAATCTCCCACACACGCCCAGTCGTTGAAGTAGCCTTCGGCCTGGGCGCAGGTGCTCCGGGCTCCCTAGGCGCTTTCTCTTCGCTGCTGGTGGTCGGGGTCTCCGGGTAGAGTCTGGCCACCTCGCGCTCGAGGTCTTCGATCGGGGTAGCATCCTCCGGTATGGCATTCAGCTTGGCGAGGCAGTTGCGAACAAGGTCTCCGTATTCATCAGGAGGTGTCTCCTTGCTGATGTTCCAGTAGAGGTACTGCAAGGCCAGCTTGTCGAGCTTGGCAAAGCTCCTGCCCTCAAGAGGCGGGGCTATAACCTTGCGACCCTGGGCGGCATGGACTTTGCCCAGCAGGACAACCGGACGTTGCGTGGCGATGGCAATAACTGCCGTACTTTCGACGTTGGTGACGTCAATAAGCATGTATTTCATAGAGGCTCCGCGTTCATGGGGTAAAGGAATCGGCCAGTGGTGGTCCCCGAACCTTTCTCCGGTCGGGTCCGCTGGGTGACGCCCCCACTCGCGGAGGGCGCCTTGGCATTGGTCGCAGTAGCAGGCGTCTTTATTTGGTTGCTTGAGCTGCTTCACGAGCGGCCATCTCTTTCTGGATACCAAGCCATTGCTGGTACTGGGTGCGAGCAGTGTAGAAGGCCACCCCACGGGCGACGCAAGCTGCCAAGACATCTTTGCGGCGCACTGCTGGGTTAGCGGCCACCATCTCGTCGGCGATGTGCCACACCAGCTTGCAAGGACGCTCAGCTGTGGACTCATGGACAACGTCGGCCTTGACGACAGGAGCTTTCTTTTCTTCTTGATCGGCCACTGCCAAAGCAACTTCAAGGCGTTCTTCGAGGTCGCCGGTCTCTTGGACTTCTTCGAAGGTGGCTTGATCCACTTCGGCAGGGACTTCGGCAGCGTGGAGGGCAACCAGCTCGTCGTATTCAGCTTGGGTGCGGCAAGTGCCTCCGAGCTCCTTTGCCATCTGGCGTGCATCTGCGCGGCTGGCGTGCTCGCCCAGGAGGGCGAAGGGGAGAACGTTTGCTTTGGTGGTGATGTAGTACATGAGAAACTCCTAGGTTGGCTGTTGAGGTTTAGGATCTGTTCTTCTGATCCATGAATGAATTATAGGGGCAACCTGATAGGGGTGCAACACCTTTTTCAAAGAAGATGATCCTAAAAACCCTCATAAGGGCTTACCCTCACCTCGCCAACAGTTGCAGCTTCCGCAGACCGGTTCGACCTCCAAGGCTTTCGCATAGTCACGGTGCTCCCACTGGGTAGCCGGCTTCCCACAATCACGGCATCGGAGTGTTTTGGCATCTGGGAGGAGGCCGTTTCGAACAGCCTTGGCAACCTTCGCCCTCGCAAGGCGCGCTCCCTTCACCACCTGGGCATGCGGCTGGCAGGGCGCGCAATACAGGCGTGAATAGTAGGTGTTGCTGATGTCTGCTCCGCAGAGCTTACAGGCTCTCATTCTAGAAAGGGATCTCGCCAATCCAGTTCTCTTTGCAAGAGAAGACGATCACCTCGGCCGGTGGGCGCATCTTGAATTCAAGGCATTCGCCTTTCTGTTTGTCGAAGCACTCGCAGTTGAGGCAGCTCCGGACAATTTGGTTTCGGATCAGATCGGCGTGCAAGAGGTCTCGGGTTTCGGCTAGCTTGGTCATTATGATTCTCCAAAGGATGTTCCGGTATAGTCGTAGGCCAGCACTTCATCGTACTTGGGCTTCAACCAGACTCGGATATGGGTTGGCGTGCGAAGGACATCGAGACCGGCCAAAGCCTCGGCGGTTGTTTCAGGTGGCTCATCTAAAGCGCGCTCGCGCCACCAATCGCGAGACTTCTTGCCGGCGTAGCCTTCATGCTCGAGGCAGACCCATTCTTTGAACATGCGCAGACCACAGAAGTAGCTTACTTGAATTGTCGGGGGTCTTCCCTCCTTTCGATGCTCGCCATAGATGACTCGGTCAACCTTGAAGACTTCTGTCTTCGGGGCGCCATCCGAGATGAGCTCGTCAGTCCCCGCATGCTGGCGGATCTTGACCTCGCGCGGGAACTCGGCACCGCACTCAACACAGAAGCGGACGCTGGCATGGTTATAGGTTCCGCAGACCTCGCATAACCGCACAGGGGCGACTCCGCCGCCCTTGCCCTTACGTCTGGGCAGGACGGGGTCGTTAATCGGCCCTAGGCGTTTTGTATTGCCAGCGAAGTCCAGCACGAGGCAATTCTGCTTGCCGCCGTAATAGATGGCATCCATGCGACCGGAGGCAGTGCTGAGATCATAGCCCAGGGCATAGACAGGGCGCGTACCTCGTCCAAGCATCTGAACCCATAGACCAGGGGATTGCGTCGGGCGTAGCATGCCGATGAGGTCGATGCCTGGGAAGTCGAAGCCAGTGGTCAAGATGCCGTTGTTGACCATGGCCCGGAACTTGCCGCGTTTGAAGTCAAGGATGGCGGCATCGCGCTGGTTGTCGGGCATCTTCGAATGGACATAGGTGGCAGAGACACCCAGGCTGTCCAGCATGGCAGCTACGTGAACGGCATGCTCGATACCGGAGGCGAAGATCAACCAATGCGCGCGATCATGGCCATAAGCCAGCATCTCCTGAACCGCGGCGTAGGTGACCTCGTCCTTGTCGACGGCAGCCTGAAGCTCGTTCTGCTTGAACTCACCGCCATGGATGTGGACATCGCTGACATCGAGCTGGACGGAAGTGGGCTTTGGCACCAGCCGCGACAAGTAGCCTTCTGACAGCAGCCAGTTGAAAGCCTCAAGGCGCGTCATGTCGAAACAGACATCTGTAAAGAGTCCGCCCTCCTCTGTCAGCATGCCATGACCGAGCCGGTAATGCGTGGCCGTGAAGCCGATGACCTTGAGGTGCGGATTGATCTCCTTCAGCCCTTGGATAACGATCTGGTACATCGTGTCCTCTTTGGGAGAGACCAGATGGCATTCGTCAATCAAGAGCAAATCAATCCGCCCGAAGAGGTCTGGCGTGCCGCGTGCCACAGTGCCAACGCCGCCGAAAATGATCGGCTGCCCGATATCCTTGCGCTTGAGGCCAGAAGAGTAAACACCGGCAGGGGCAGTCGGCCAGATGGCCAGCAGCTTCTCAAGGTTCTGTTCGATCAGCTCTTTGACGTGGGTCAGCTTCATAACGCGCGTCCCAGGGTAGAGCTCCATGGCGCGCCGAATGAACGCCCCGATGACCACAGACTTGCCGGTACCGGTGGGCAGCGCCACGATCGGGTTACCCTGTCCGCCGTTGGCGAAGTATTGGAAGATGCTATCGACCGCAGCGTCTTGGTAATCGCGGAGCTTCATTTATAGGCCTCCCCAAACGCACGCGCCATGTAAACAGGGACGCCATTTCCGATAGCCTCGTACTGCTGATTGCGCCAAGCTACCAGAGACCCAGTGAACCACTCTGGAGGGGTAGCCCACTCTTCCGGGATGGAGAAGCCTTGGTGATAGGCGCATTCTTCTAGTGTCAGGCGACGCCCATAAAAGCGAGAAGCGCGCCTCCGGTCGCTTGCGCATCCCCGGTATTCTGTTGCAGTAATCGCTGGGCAGACTCCCTTGATTGCTCTGGTGTAGGGGCGAAGAACTTCTGGTGCTTGGTAGTGTCCTCCGATTACACGATTCCTGATCTGCAGGGGGGGGCTCATGGAATTGAGCGGCATTATAGAGGGCACCAAATTGCTCGCCGGGGGTAACAACATTCTCCACCCACAAGACGGCCGTATCTAAAGCCAGCGCCCAGTCGACAAGGTCATCCGCGTAGATGCTGCGGGGTGCTCCTTGCGTTCTGGCTTGGCTCCTTTTCTGGCAAGGCGGGGAGGCCCACACCGCATCAAAGCCGGTGAGGTCAAAGGAGCGGACGTCGGCTAGGCGGCAGTCACCCTCTCCGACAAAGGCAGACAGATGATGCTTATGCGGGTCAAGCTCTACCCCGACGCAAGTATGCCCAGCCTGTTCGAGGCCAAGCCTTGCCAATCCAGCCCCATCGAAGAGCACAGCAATTTTCATGTTACACCTTGTTTTTGAAAGTCTGGTTCAAGGAGTAATTATCGCAGCCGACGCGTTGCTTAGCACTCGACAATTCTTCGGTTTCGAACTTGAGGGTGCAGACCCACTTCGCTCCATCGACCGGATGACAGTAGACGCAGGTTCGGCAGTTGCGAGCAGGGACACCAGCACCATGGCAGACATCTGAATGGTCGCAGAACTTGCATTTGAACCACCCAGGGCTTTGGTTGATCTTTGGCGGCGGTTCCTTGGCCTCGATGATCATAGCCGAGCGGTCAAGGTAGCGCTGATACTGCTGCTGGTCGAATTGCACCAGCTCGAGATGGATCTCATCCGTGTTCTTGTTGACTGCCGCGTAGAGAGCCCAGGTCAAGGAATTCTTGCCCATGTAGATTTGCATCTGGACAAAGTGCTCCCACTTGGCAGACATCACGCCGTCGGTCTTGAGCTTGATGAAAGACTTCTCCCCGTGGGTCTTGAACTCTGTCAGCACCGGGATGCCCGGGATGTCGGGAATGCCCTGGGCGACGCCGTCCAGCGAACCGCCGAAGTGTCCCATGTGGCCACTAATTCGAAACTGCTTGCCGTTGGCATCGATCTGCCAGACTTGGCACCCAATCATGAGCAGCAGGGCAATGAAGCGAGGCTCCTCGAGATGCCCTCGATTGAATAGGCGAAGCATGCGACCATCGAACTTCTTCAGAGTCGTCCATCGAAAGCCGTACCAGACCTCACGTGCGCACTCTCGGCCGATCAGAGAAGCGCCCAGGTGGTCGCGCCAGTCGTCTTCCTTGGTGCTGTAGGCGTCGCCGGCCAGCGGCATGAGCTCACCCAGGTGGCCGCGGAACTTGGCGCCCTGGTCTTTCTGCAAGGCTTCTTCGATAGCCTGCAGAGTCTTAGTTGCGAGTAGCATTGGTTATTCTCCAAGTTGTGATTCGGTTAAACACCCTGCGCAGAGTATAACTCCGAACGATGGAGATTAGCGTGAACCAGACAGTGATCATAATGTTGTCGTGGATTGGAATATGGACGCCATACAGAGGGAAGATCAGAATCTGGCTTCCAAAGGCAATCCCGAATCCGATCAAGATGTTGATCAGGCTTTCGATAAAGGATCCGACTTTAGATTGCATAAGTACTCCAAAGAGAAGAAAGGCCCGAACCTTTCGGAACGGGCCTCGTGCTTGGGTTACTTAGCTGGCTGAGCCCAGGGCGGTACCGGTGCGTTGCTTTGCGCGACAGGCTGGCCGACGGCAGGTGCCTGAGCAGCCGGCTGACCTTGCCATGGAGGCGTGGGAGCCGCTTGCTGGGGCGCAGGGGTGGCCTGCTGGGCAGGGGGTGCCCATTGCTGAGGGGCAGGGGCTTGCGGCGCTTGGGGAGCCGGTTGCTGCCATTGCTGAGGGGCTGCCGCAGCGGGTTGGGCAGGCGGCGCCCACTGTTGCGGAGCCGCTGCTGGAGGCGGTGCATACTGAGGGGCGGCCTGCTGGGCAGGAGCTTGCGGAGCCCAGCTCGGAGCACCACCGGCAGGGGCACCAGCCATCGGCACGCCGGCACCGTCCATGCCTTTGTAGCCCTTGACCTCATTGCTGGCCTCGTAATGCTTGCCGTCGGCACCTGGGCCAGCAGCACGCAAGGAGACCTTCAGCTGCAACGGACGACCGTGGAGCTGTTGGCTATCTTGCACTTGGATCACGCCGACAGCGTGGCAGATAGCCGACAGCGTCTTGTAGCCGATCTCCACTGCCACTGGGTTCTTGTTCTGCAGGTTGATGCGATCGAACAGCTTGCGGCCAGCATAGTCACCACTGAGCACGGTGAACTCGGCTTGCAGGTAGGCACCAGTGCCGTCAGAGGTGGGCTTCATCTCTGAAGCGGTCATCTGCGCGTTGTACCAACCTGCGGGGATTGCCTCGAGAGCTTCACTCGGGGCGACTTGCGATGCATCGAAATTCAATTTGGCCATTATTTAACTCCTAGGATTTTACCGAAAACAAACGAAAGGTCGGGACGTTCAACGGGATCCAAAGACCCCGACCGGTCTTTAGCGTCGTACTGCAGATCGGGTCCGGTCTGCAAGAACCTGTATTCTACTCCTTGCGGAGTCTTTCCGACACCGAGCCGGAACACTTCATCGAATAAATATGGAAGCTGCGGGCCGAGCTTCGAACCCGGCATGCTTGGGCCGTACTGCACGATTCCGGTCATCTCATCTTTGATGGGCTCTTGCTTTGCAGCCATGACCACATTCTTGCCGGGCAGGTCACGGAATGCTTTGATGGTCGCCATCATCTTTTCGATGAGCTCGCCGTAGGCTTGACGCGGGTCTTTAACTTGGGCCTTGGCATTCGCCAGAACTACCTCTCCGATCTCCGAGATGGAGTCGATATAGATGGTGGCGAACTGCTTGGCCTCGGCCGAGTTCAAAGCCCATTGGTGCACCTCGGTCAGGTCGGCCACTGTCTTGATCTGAATCATCGGGATCTGGAACTCCCGAAGAGACAGGATACCGGACTCGGCCGACAGGATGATCGGGGCAGGGGCAGTCGCCGCGAGCTTTGTCTTGCCCGCACCCGACTTGCCATAGACAAGGCACTTAATGCCGTGCAACTGGGCAGCCTGCTGGGTTGTGGTTATATGGACGGCCATTACGCCGCCTTCGGAGGGATGAGCTCCAGAGTGGGAGAGCCCGGCTTGATGGTCAAAGCCTGCTCGAAGACGCGCGAAGCGTCGGGGTTGATTTGGGCCAGGGACTTGTATGCCTTGGTCTCGAGGGCAGGCACTGCGCGCACCAGCGGGTCAGGGTTGACACCCATCTCGCGAAGCTGCTGGAAGACTGCCGGCAATGCTGCCTCGTCGATCTTGCGGTCGATCTTATGGGTGGCCTTGAGAGTCCAGCCAGCGCCGAGGTCCACTTTGTTGGTGCCTTCTTCCGGAGCGGGGAAGAACAGGGCCATGATTTCCTTGCGGAGCGCCTGCTCCTTCTCGATAGCCTTCTTGGCTTCGGTAGCTGCGACGAGTGCTTCATTCCACTCCTGCAGTTTAATCTGTTGCGCGAGTTCCATTCTGATCTCCTTAGGGTTGAAAACGATCCCGGCCGACGGTGCTCTCTTTGTCGAGACGCTGCTGGGCCAGTGAGTCGGAGTATCGGAGACCTGGATAACGTTTGGCAAGCTTTTCTTGATTAGCTTGGAGGACTTGCTCGCGGCTGACGCCGATCTGCTGGCGCAGGGCTTCCATATAGAACTCGAGGTCGCCCAGCTCTTCGATGGCATTCTCGAGGTCAAGCGGCTTACCGTAGGCCCAGACCTTTTTCACGGCATCCAGAAGCTCACCGGCTTCACCAGCTACACCGATGGCAGCATGCATCATGCCATCTGCTGCCACATTAAAGTCTTTGGTCTTGAACAGGCTTTGAACCATGTTCACATACGCGGGGTCTTGCATGCTAACTCCTTTTGTTGAACGAAGGCCCATTATAAAGAGGTACTCGAGCATCTCCAAGTGTTATTTGGTTCCCCGAAAAAGGCTTGCCCGATAAGGTTAGCTTTCCCTATAATGGGCCGGTCCATCCCCACAACGGAGTCTATAGCTATGTCCCAAAAACATGAGCCCTATGACCAGCCCAACAGTCTGATGCTAAAGACTATTGATCTGCTCAAAGGGCGTGATCTACTTGAGGTCTATTCAGAGACCAAGATATCTTTCTACTGGCTGCGCAAGTTCGTGTCCGGCTCATATAAAAATCCATCTGTCAACCGCGTGCAGTATCTGTATGAGCACCTCTCCGGCAGTCATCTGGTATGAGACAAAACATTCCAACCGAACTGCGAGCTTTGCCGCAGTGGGTGTGTGCTGGTGTCGATAAGATTCCAGTCAGCCCACGCACCGGCCAAGCCGCCAGCGTAACCGATCCTGCCACCTGGGGAACCTTTGAAGAAGCCTGCCGCACTGGCTTCAAGTATGTCGGCTTCGTGCTGGCCACCTGGGACCCATATTGCATCATCGATCTGGACAACAAGCCCGACAAGCCGCTTAGCGAGGAAGAGTGGGCAAGGCATCAGAAGATCCTGACTGCCTTCGATAGCTATACTGAGCGCTCTGCCAGCGGCCGCGGATACCATATCATCGTCAAGGGCAAGCTCCCGTCCGGGGTGCACCGCGACAATGTGGAGGTCTACAGCTCAGCGCGCTATATGATCTGTACCGGCGACGTGGTGCGCAATACCCCAATCAGCGACTACCAGCAACTGCTTGACGTGCTCTACGGAGAGATGAAGCCGGCAGCCACCGTCGAGCTCAATGACCGTGAGGCCATTCAAGAAGACGAGGAAGTCATTGCCATGGCCATGCGCGCCAGCAATGCCGAGAAGTTCAACGCGCTTTGCGCTGGCGACATGACAGGCTATCCAAGCCAAAGCGAGGCCGACTTCGCCCTGCTCTCCATCATCGCGTACTACACGCCAGACAACGAACAGGTGCGCAGGCTCTTCCGCATGAGCGCCCTAGGCAAGCGAGAGAAGGCTATCCGCAATGACACGTATCTGAACTTCGCGCTCAGCAAGATACGTGCTCAGCAGCCAGCACCTGTGGACATGACGGCCATCGCTGCTAATGCTGAGGCACTTATAGCGAAGTTACCGCAGGTTACCCCATCACCCAATAACTCAGGTAACCTTGGTATACCCAGTTCTACCTCGATCACCGTAGACCCCAGTAGACCTCCGTCAGTTCCGGGCATAACGCTTCCCCCTGGGTTGGTTGGGGAGCTGGCTAGCTATTTCTATCAGACGGCCATCCGCCCAGTGCCAGAGATTGCTCTCGCGGCGGCGCTCGCTTTGACAGCCGGTGTCTGCGGACGCTCATACAACATCTCAGGCTCCGGCCTCAACCAATATCTGATCTTGCTGGCAAAGACCGGCTCAGGCAAGGAAGGAGCACTTAGCGGCATCGAGAATCTGATCTCCGCCGTGCGTGCGCAGATTCCGATGGTGGACCAATTCATCGGCCCTGCCGCATTCGCATCCGGTCAAGCGCTAGTCAAGGTGCTCAATGACAAGCCTTGCTTTGTATCCGTGCTCGGCGAGTTCGGCCTCACGCTTCAGCAGCTGTCCGACCAGCGCGCCAACTCCGCGCAGCTGATGCTCCGCAAGGTGCTTCTCGACCTGTATGCCAAGTCTGGATGGAACCGCATGCTGCGCTCTTCGGTCTACTCGGACACCGACAAGAATACCAAGATCATCCAAGCCCCGAACGTTACCATCCTGGGAGAGTCCACTCCCGAGACCTTCTTCGACGGGCTGGACGCCTCGCACATTGCCGAGGGGCTTATCCCGCGCTTCTCGGTCATCGAGTATTCAGGCGACCGCGTGCCGCGCAATCGTAATGCCAACGTGCCACCCTCCCAGGGTCTCGCCCAACGCTTTATCGACTTGGTGGCCATAAGCCTGACCACCTCGAACAATAACGCCTGCGCGCCGGTGCAACTTGATAGCCACAGTGTAGCCCTGCTCGATGACTTCGACACCCGGGCGGACGGCATTATGAATGCCAGCAAGATGGACGTTGAAATGCAGGTCTGGAACCGTGCCCACTTGAAAGCCCTCAAGCTCTCCGCCCTGCTAGCCGTCGGCTGTAACCCCCACCAGCCCGTCGTCACTGCCGATATGGCCCAGTGGGCTATTGACTTTGTGACGCGCGACGTCGAGCTCGTTGCGGCCCGTTTCAAGGAGGGTGACGTGGGCCAGGGAGACAGCAAGCAATACCACGATCTGAAGCGTGCAATCGAAGGCTACTTCAATCATCCACCGAAAGCGGCGAAAGACAGATTCGGTGCGCTGCTCAAAGCAAAGATTATTCCGTATGCCCACCTCGCCCAGCGCACAGCCGCGGTGGCCAGCTTCCGTCACGATAAGATTGGCTCGACCAATGCACTCAAGCGGACGCTTCAAGTAATGTTGGACTCCGGTATGCTGGTCGAGATTGCACGCCCGCAACTACTCGAGAAGTATAAATTCTCCGGAGTGGCGTACGGAATCAGCTCTAACTGGGGTTAACCTTTTTATAGCGAAAAGGGCCGTTTTTGGCCCTAACCTATTGAAGTCATTAGGTTTTTTGGGATTTTGGGTTTTAGGGGGTGGCTTTAAGTGGAAAGGGGCTGAGTAGAGTAGATAATAAGATGGTCTATATATCCCCCTTAAACTTATTAAAAATATTAAATATATATATAACCTATTGAAGTCATTGGAGATTTTCTTTTTGTAGAGTAATAACCACCCTTAACTGGGAGAAGGAGAGTAAGATGGCAAGTGGAAGTTTCAGTCGTGATAAAGGCCAGAGGGCTGAGCGAGAGGTTGTCAAGATGTTGCAGCCAGTGGTTACCAAGGTCTACTTGGATGCGTATCGAGAGGTGCCCTCGCTCGAGCGGAACTTGATGCAGAGTCATAAGGGAGGTCATGACATAGTCGGATTAGATTGGCTTGCTTTAGAGGTGAAGCACCATGAGAATCCGAACATGAGTAGTTTCTGGGAACAATGCAAACAGCAAGCGGGGAGTACTCGCGAACCGGTGCTGCTGTACAAGTCGAACCGCGTCAAGTGGAGGGTAGTCATGTTCGGGTACCTGCCGGCCGGAAAGCGCCGAGTGCGCTGCCCTGTGGACATCAGCTTGGAGGCCTTCTTGGTTTGGTTCGAGACACGCCTGCGTATGGAGGTACAAGCATGAGCGATCTGATGAGCAACCTGCGCCGGCTCGCCGACCAGCAGAAGTCACCGTACATCGAGCGAGCCATTGCTCGCATCGAGATGCTGGAGGCTGCCCAGTCACCAGACAAGAACGTCGAGACCATCCGGTCTAGCCTGCTCGAGCGCAGCAAGGTCGGCTTCAAGAAGTACGGTGTCACGACGGAGCGTACTGACTTAGAATTGGTGGACTGGCTTCGGCATCTTCAAGAGGAGATGCTCGACGCGGCAGTCTATGTTGAAGCAGCAATCAAAAGGATCAATGATGCGAAATAAGGATAATGTTCTGGTGGCCTACCTCGTGCCGAAGATGCTTCCAATCGTCTTGGCGCGTATCTATGGCTACCAAGCTCCGGCCAGCCTCGCAGTGTTCAAGAACAAGAGCACCCAGCAGTATGAGATCGCCGAGGTGCCATTGTGAACTGGCCGCTCCTTCGAGTCCTCGCCTACCTTGCAATGTTCTGGGCGGTGGTTGTGATCGCTGTCGTGAGGAGCTGCTCATGAGCAAGTGGGACCGCCGCTTCCTTGAGCTGGCTGAACTGGTCGGTAGCTGGAGCAAAGATCCATCGACCCAGGTCGGAGCCGTGATTGTGGACATCGATAACCGCATTGTGTCGACCGGCTTCAATGGCTTCCCTCGTGGCTGCCTCGACCATGCCGAGACCCTGGGCGACCGCGAGCGCAAGCTGCTGCGAACCATCCATGCCGAAGATAATGCCCTGCTCTTCGCAAGGCGAGACGTCACCGGCATGACTATGTATGTGACCCGTCCGCCTTGCGCGCGGTGCGCAGCGAAGGTTGTACAGGCCGGCATTGCCAAGGTGGTGTATCGGCTGCCTCCCATTGACTTCACCGAACGCTGGCAGCATGAGATGGCCGAGGCAATGGCCATCTACAGTGAGGTGCTGCTGCCTGTCGTGGTGCTCGGAGACTAGTATGAAGACAATCCTGTTGCTAGCTGCCATCTGCATCGCTCCGGTATCTCCAGTACTCTCCGTGGTGCTGTGGTTGGTGGTCGCCAACTGGAAGCTGCTTCAGGATCTCTAATTGGTTGCCGAGCTGGTTGCTTTGATGTATGCCTCTAGGCTATCATCGAGGCAACTAATCGTTTGGATCAAACCAATGGCCTACATTCCCAACAAGAGCTCCACTGTAACGGAGCGAACGCGCTACGTGCAGAAGCGAGTGCTCCAGCTCCGCCGCGAAGGGGTTAGCTTCCCCGACATCGCTGAAGAGCTGGACATGACGCAAGGGTACATCTACAAGGTGTACAAGAAGGCGCTCCGAGAGATCATAGTCGAGGAAGTCGATGACCTTCGCAAGCTGGAGCTCGCCAAGCTGGAGTCTCTGGAGCAGGAGGTCATGCGCGTGCTGCAAGGCTTCCATCCGTTCATCAGCAGTGGCCAAGTCGTTCGTGATGTGGTCGAAGATGCTGACGGCAACCCAACTGTGAACCCGACCACTGGCAACATCGTAACCGTGCGCCTGCAAGACAACGGCCCGAAGCTGGCAGCCATCGACCGCGCCATCAAGCTCATGGAGCGTCGCGCTCGTCTCCTGGGCCTTGACGCACCGACCAAGATTGCACCAACCAATCCGGACGGCAACAAGCCCTATGTGGTCACCATTCAAGCGTCGCCGCTGGACGAGCAACTGTGAGCTTCAAGCTAACCGCCAAGCAGAAGGAGGCGATGGCCTACGTCGCTGGCATGGCCACGCATGTGATGCTGTTCGGTGGTTCGCGCTCTGGGAAGACCTTCCTCCACGTGCGCAACGTAGTCTTCCGAGCACTCAAGGCTCCGCGCAGCCGGCATTGCATCCTGCGCTTCCGATTCAACCATATCAAATCGTCTATCATCTTCGACACCTTTCCGAAGGTGATGGAGGTGGCCTTTCCCGAGGTCAAGTGGAAGCTGAACAAGTCCGACTGGTTCGTCACCATCAACCCCGACACCGATCAGGCTTCAGAGATATGGTTCGGCGGCCTGGACGATAAGGAACGCACTGAGAAGATTCTCGGCAATGAGTACGCAACCATCTACCTGAATGAGTGCAGCCAGATCCCATGGAACGGTCGCAACATGGTGGTCACCCGACTGGCTCAGCTTGCCATGACGCTGATCAAAGGAAGGGACTCCGTGCAGCTCAAGCCGCGGATGTTCTACGACTGCAACCCACCGAATAAGTCGCACTGGACGTACCTTGTCTTCGTCAAGAAGGTCGACCCGGAGTCCAAGCTGCCGCTGCCCAAGCCAGACGACTTCGCATCTTTCCAGATGAACCCACAAGACAACGTGGAGAACCTGAGCGATGGCTACCTCGACACCCTGCAGTCCCTGAGCCCTCGCCTGCGCAAGCGCTTCTTGGATGGCAACTTCGCCGACGCCAATCCGAATGCCCTCTTCACAGACGAGAACATCGATAAGTGGCGCGTGCTCGATGGTGTAGTGCCTGACATGGTTCGCATCGTGGTGGCTGTCGACCCGTCCGGCGCGGACGACTCCGACAACGCAGACAATGATGCCATCGGTATTGTAGTGGCTGGCCTGGGCACAGACGGCAATGCCTACCTCCTTGAGGACTGCACAGTCAAGGCTGGCCCGTCCACCTGGGGCAGGGTTGTCACCAGCGCATTCGACCGCCACGAAGCTGACATCGTTGTAGGCGAGGTTAACTACGGCGGGGCAATGGTACGGCAGGTCATACAGACGTCGCGCGCCCGCACGCCCTTCCTGGCCGTGACTGCGAGCCGTGGTAAGGCTGTCCGCGCCGAGCCTATCTCCGCGCTCTACGAGGAAGGCAAAGTCCGCCACGTCGGAAACTTCCGCGAGCTAGAGGACGAGCTGACTGCCTTCTCGACCGTGGGATACTTGGGTGACACCAGCCCCAACCGCGCCGACGCGCTCGTCTGGGCGCTGACTGCTCTATTCCCTGGCATTGTGAAGAATGCCGCCAAACCCCCTGTGGTCAGCGCAATGCCCACCATTAATCACTTTAGGAGATAACCATGGCCAAAACCAAAGCAGAGCGTCACAGCAACCTACACGAGGATGCCATGGCGGAGTTCGCTAAGATCCAGACTGCGCTCCGCGACGAGCGGTTGCAGTGCCTGCAAGACCGACGCTTTTACTCCATTGCTGGCGCGCAGTGGGAAGGTCCGCTCGGTGTGCAGTTCGAGAACAAACCGCGCTTTGAAGTCAACAAGATCCACCTAGCAGTGATCCGCATCTTCAATGAGTATCGCAACAACCGCATTACTGTCAACTTCGTCAGCAAGGAAGGTAAGGACAACGATAAGTTGGCCGAGACCTGCGCCGCGCTCTACCGCTCGGACGAGCAGGACTCCACCGCTGAGGAAGCCTACGACAACGCCTTCGAGGAAGCAGTGGGCGGTGGCTTCGGTGCTTGGCGTCTGCGCGCCTGCTACGAGGATGAAGAAGACGAGGACAACGAGTACCAACGCATCCGCATTGAACCGATCTTCGATGCCGACAGCTCCGTCTTCTTCGATCTGAATGCCAAGCGCCAAGACAAGGCCGATGCCAAGAAGTGCTTCGTGCTGACGGCCATGACTCGGGATGCCTATCGTCAAGAATACAACGATGACCCGGCGAGCTGGCCCAAGCAGATCCACCAACGCATGTTCGACTGGTTGACTCCGGACGTCGTCTATATCGCGGAGTACTACTGCGTCGAGGAAGTCAGCGAGCTGATCCACGTCTACCGCGGCCTAGACGGAACCGAGCGCAAGGTCTCCGACAAGGAGCTGAATGACGACGACAGCCTCGAAGAGACCCTGGCAGCCACCGGCTTCCGTGAGATCCGTCAGAAGAAGGTGAAGCGCCGCAAAGTCCACAAGTACATCCTCTCTGGAAAGGGTGTGCTCGAGGACTGCGGATACCTCGCTGGTAAGTGCATCCCGATCGTGCCTATGTATGGCAAGCGCTGGTTCGTCGACAATGTTGAGCGCTGCATGGGGCATGTGCGCCTCGCCAAGGACAGCCAACGACTCAAGAACATGCAGCTCAGCAAGCTGGGCGAAATCAGCGCCTATGGCTCGGTCGAGAAGCCAATCTTCACCCCGGAGCAAGTGGCTGGCCACCAGCTGATGTGGGCTGAAGATAATATCAAAAACTATCCGTACCTGCTGATCAATGCCTTGACAGGCCCGGATGGCAACCCGATTGCTATCGGCCCGCAGAGCTACACCAAGGCACCAGAGATCCCTCCTGCCATGGCTGCACTGCTACAGCTGACCGAGCAGGACATGCAAGACGTGCTTGGCAACCAGCAGGCCGGCGAGCAGCTACAGCCCAACCTATCCGGCAAGGCGGTGGAGCTGGTGCAGAACAAACTCGACATGCAGACCTTCATCTACATGAGCAACATGAGCAAGGCTGTCAAGCGCTGCGGGGAAATCTGGTTGAGCATGGCACGCGACATCCTCGTGGATGAAGGCCGCAAGATGAAGGGCATGGGTACCTCCGGCGACGTCTCTACCATCGAGCTCCTGCGTCCGGTTGCCGGCGAGAGCGGCGAGACGGAATACGAGAACGACCTCGCTGAAGCAGACTTCGACGTGGCCGTGGATGTCGGTCCTTCCTCCGCCAGCAAGCGGCAGAGCACCGTGCGCGCTCTGACCGGTATGATGACCATTACCCAGGACCCCGAGACCATCCAAGTGCTCGGAGCGATGGCCATGATGAATATGGAAGGTGAGGGTATTGCAGACGTCCGCGACTACTATCGGCAGAAGCTGATCCGACTTGGTGTGGTCAAACCGTCTCCCGAGGAGGCCCAGCAGCTTGCCCAGGAAGCGCAGAATGCTCAGAACCAGCCGCCGGATGCTAACACACAGTTCTTGATGGCCTCTGCCGACCAAGCTGCTGCCGCTGCTGTCAAGGCTCGGGCTGATACCGTGCTGACGGTGGCCAAGTCTAAGCAGACCCAGGCGCAGACGTTGGAGACCTTGGCCGGCATTGATCTGGCAGAGCAGCAGCATGCCCTCGAAGTTGCCAAAACTATGGGGGAGGCCTTCAGTGCCCAACAGGATCTACAACAACCAGCGGCGCCTGTTGCCAATGGTTCCTAACTGGGCCACAATCGCAGCTATGGCATCCACCCGGCCTGTAATGGGTGAGTTAACGTGGGATCAGATATGAGCACAAAGGCAGACGGTACGGCAGCAGAGACAGACGACGAGATCGTTCTGGATGAAGAGCAACAAGGTACTGAAGGCGCGCAAGAGAACGCCGACGGTACTGAAGGCGAAGAGTCCGGAAGCGAAGCGGAGGCTGATGATGTTGTCGTGACCATTGGGGAGGAGTCGCCGCCTCCCGAAGAAGAGCTGGCACATGCGCCTGAGTGGGTTCGTGGGCTGCGTAAGAACTATCGTGAACTCCAACGCGAGAAGCGTGAACTGGAAGAAAAGCTGAAAGCCGTCAGCGGCGCAGAGACCAAGCCTGCTACTCTGGGACAGAAGCCAACTCTCGAAGGCCACGATTACGACGCGGAGAAGTACGAGAACGCGCTGGCAAATTGGTACGACCAGAAGCGCCTTGCCGATGAGCAGGCAGCCAAAGCGAAAGCAGAAGCTACCGCCGCTGAACAGGCATGGCAGGCGAAGTTGACCTCCTACGGCAAGGCTAAGACCGAGCTGAAGGTGAAAGACTTCGATGATGCTGAAGCTACGGTGCAGGAGTCTTTCTCCTCAACGCAGCAAGGGATCATTCTGCAAGGTGCCGAGAATCCTGCGCTGGTGATCTACGCGCTCGGGAAGAATCCGAAGAAGGCCAAAGAGCTGGCAGCAATTACTGATCCCGTGAAATATGCTTTCGCGGTAGCCAAACTGGAGACACAATTGAAAGTTACAAATCGCAAAGCACCGCCGCCTCCTGAAGGCTCTGTCCGGGGAACCGGCTCGACATCTGGTGCGGTGGACTCAAGCCTTGAACGCTTGCGCGCTGAGGCCGAAAAGACTGGCGACTACTCTAAAGTGGTTGCCTACAAACGGTCGAAGAAAGCAAGTTAACCCATTCCAACCGATAGGATCAAATCATGTCCAACCTGTTTAGTAAAGAAGAGCGAGTCGCATTCGAACTCCTGCTCGAGGGCTTCCAAGATGCCTTGGTGCTGTCTCGCAACGTTTCCATCTACAACACCGATCAGGTGACGATGGAACGTACGAGCGACACCATCTGGCGTCCGCAGCCCTACATCAGTCAGTCCTTCGACGGTACTGACCAGACCTCCAACTTCAAGGACTACACGCAGCTCGCCGTGCCGGCCCGCATCGGCTACAGCAAGTCTGTGCCCTGGGTGCTGACCACGAAAGAGCTCCGCGATGCCCTGCAAGAGCAACGCCTCGGCGAAGCTGCCAAGCAGAAGCTGGCTTCCGACATCAACGTTGCCGTGATGCGCGTTGCTGCCCTACAGGGTACCCTTGTGGTCAAACGTTCGACTGCCGCCTCCGGCTTTGACGACGTGGCGCAGGCCGAAGCAATCATGAACGAGCAGGGCGTCCAAGCCTTCGATCGTTACATGGCGCTGAGCACCCGCGACTACAACGGCATGGCCAGCAACCTTGCAGGTCGTCAGACCATGCAAGGCAAGCCGGTCACCGCCTACGAGAAGGCCTACGTCGGCACGGTGGCATCGTTCGAGACCTACAAGCTTGACTACGCCAACCGTCTTGCCGCCGCTGCTGGTGGCGCTGGTCTGACAATCAGCACTCTGGACGCAGGAGGCAACGTCTACACCCCGAAGGCTACAACCACTGCCTCCACCGGCGAAGTGGGCAACGTTGACAACCGCTTCCAATCGGTAACCGTCTCCTCGACCACCAACGTGGTTGCCGGCGACTGCTTCACGATTGCTGCCGTCAACGCGGTGCACCACATCACCAAGCAGGACACCGGCCAGCTGAAGACCTTCCGCGTCATCTCGGTGGACTCCGCTACGACCATGACGATCAGCCCTCCGATCATCAGCAACCAAGTTGCCAACGACGCTTCGGCCGAATACCAGAACTGTATCGTGAACACCAAGGCCGCCAACAGCGCCATCGTGTTCTTGAACACCGTCGCTGGCTATGCCAACCCGTTCTGGCAGAAGGATGCTCTTGAACTCCTGCCCGGCCGCTATGCCGTGCCGACCGATGCTGGTACCGCGGTGATGCGCGCCTCCACCGATCAAGGCATCGAGCTGGTGATGCAGAAGTGGTACGACATCAACACCATGAAGATCAAGTATCGTCTCGATACCCTCTTCGGGGTGGTGAACAAACAGCCCGAGATGTCCGGCATCATCTTGTTCAGCCAGACCTAAGCGTCTGAAACAGTGGGAGGCTTCGGCCTCCCTCTTCGCAATCAATTTAGGAGTTCAACATGTCTTCTCTCGTCGTAGGTCCCCTCGGCAACGTTACCGTTGTCGTCCCCGCTGCCGGCAGCATCGCTGTGTACGCTAAGGGCAGTGCCCAGGTGTCCCAGATCGTCGGCTATCCCAACCACCCTGACACCCTCAGTCTGCTGGGCACCGTGTCTAATGGCCAGACGGTCTTCGGTCCGTATGCTTCTGGTGCCCGCATCGTCATCGACGGTGGCGCTCTGCCGACGCTGTATGAAGTCGGAGCTGCTCCTCTGGTCGAAGATGTTCTGGCTTGGCAAGTGCAGACCACGCCGGTTGCCTTGAATGCCACCGGTGCTCTGACTGCTGCTGCAATGCTGGGCGGTATCGTTACTTCGACGACTGCTGCTGCTGTGACCGGCACTATGCCCACTGGTACTGTTCTGGACGCTGCTGCCAACTTTCAGATCGGAGATTCGTTCGACTGGTCTGTGATTGCAACTGGCGCTAATGCCTTCACGATCGCCGCCGCTGCCGGCCACACGATCGTCGGCACCGCCGTCGTGGCCACCGTAACCTCCGGTCACTTCCGTACCACCAAGACTGCCGCGGCGACCTACGTCACCTATCGCATGGGCTAACGCTCTCGGGCTGGGTGGCGTCACAAGTGCTGCTCGGCCCGGTCTTTACAACTTCGGAGAACACTATGGACAACGAATTCCCTCGCCTCGTCTACAAGGACAAAGGCCCGCATCAACGCGCCGGTGGAAGCTATGACCACAAGCTCGTCGAGGATCAAGAATCCTTCGAGGGTGCCTTGGCTGCCGGCTGGGCTGCAAGCCTGCCCGAAGCCATTGCCGCAGAAACGGCCCCCACTGCCCCCACAACGGCCCCCACTGAGCCGACAGCCGCCAAGGCAACCCCTGCTAAGGGTAACGCAAAGATCGCCCCTGCGCAGCCCTGGGCTAAGGGTTAATCATGAGCTGGACTAAGCGGCAATTCATCGTACAGGCTTTCGAAGAGATCGGCCTTGCCGCTTATGTCTTCGACTTGACTCCGGAGCAGCTCGACAGCGCGCTTCGCCGCTTGGATGCTATGGTCGCCGGCTGGGCTGCCAACGGTATTCGGATCGCTTACCCGATTCCATCCTCTCCGCAGAACAGCAACATCGACGCTGATACGGGAACCCCTGATTGGTGCAATGAGGCGATCTACCTAGGGTTGGCTCTCCGGTTGGCACCGGGCTTCGGGAAGACTGCGTCTCCTGAGACTCGGGCATTCGCAGACATAGCGTATAGCAATCTGCTTAACCAAGCTAGCATTCCAACGCACGAACGGCAGCTTCCGCAAACCATGCCCCGCGGTCAGGGCACCAAGCCATGGCGCAACTTCAATAACCCGTTCGTGTATGCCCCCGACCAATCGGCTGTGGATGCAGGCTCAGACGGCCCAATCGACCTAGACTAGGAGAGCTCCATGCCATCAATTAATCAACTCAATGCAGCAGACCAGCTCTCCGGGAGCGATCTGCTTGCCCTGTATTCGCAGGCTAACGGCGACGCTCGAAAGATATCGCTTACCAACCTGATGAACTGGTTGGAGTCCCAGCAGCTGGCAACCCAGGATAACAAGGTCACTCAGTACGCCGCACCGCTGACCGGCTCGACTACGCTTTTGCGCGACGACCAGAACAGCCTGTGGTTAATCCTGACCCCTGCCGGCACCTTGGCTGCGGCTACCCTCAAGTTGCCGCTAGCCGCTAACTGTGTCGACCGCCAAGAGATCCTTGTTAGCTCGACCCAGATTGTCACGGCATTGACCATCGACGCAAACGGCTCTACTGTCATCGGAGCACCGACAGCGCTTACTGCCAACGGCTTCTTCCGCCTGCGTTGGGATGCTGTCATGAAGACTTGGTACCGCGTCGGCTAACCATTAACCAAACAGGAGATTCGTAATGACTATTCGTTCACCTTTTCGGCCGCACTTCGGTTCGAACCAAGAACCTGCTCCGGCCGCAGCATCTGCCACCATCACCATCGGGCGCGGCGATAAGACGCTTCGTGTCCGGAATACCGGTGCTACCAACGCGCTGTATTTCCGCACTGGCCAAGCCTCTAATGGTACGGTAACCGCCACGACTGCCGATATGCCTGTCTACCCAGGGGAGACCGTCTACATCGAAAAGCCGCAGGACGATGATACCGTGGCCACGATTAGCGCTGCTGGAACCACTGCTAGCGTGATGAGCGGTGAAGGCGGCTTCTAATCATGCAGATTCCAATCCTCAACGGAATCTACACCGATGGGGTGTCCGATTTTCGGACGTCCTATCCGCGTAACATGGTTCCTGTGCCAAAGCAACAGGGAATCTCACAAGGGTATTTACGCCCGGCAGATGGGATAGTCTCTTTTGGTGTGGGAGCAGGGGTAGACCGAGGAGGTATCAATTGGCGCGATAAGTGCTACCGCGTAATGGGGAGCAAGTTAGTTTGCATTAGTGACGGAGGGGAAACTAACACTCTTGGAGAAATAGGTGGAACCGGGCAGGCTACGTTAGATTACTCCTTCGATAAGCTGGCAATCGCTTCTTCTGGCAGGTTGTTTTATTTTGATGGTGGTACGCTGACCCAAGTGACTGATACGGATCTCGGTTACGTCGTTGACTTCGTCTGGGTTGATGGATACTTCATGACTACTGATGGGACGAATCTGGTTGTCACCGAACTGAACGACCCAATGTCTGTGAATCCATTGAAATATGGGAGCTCTGAAGCAGACCCAGATCCTATCAAAGGTCTGCTTAAACTTCGCAATGAGGTCTATGCGCTCAACCGGTATACTATTGAAGTTTTCCAGAACGTTGGAGGGGACCTCTTTCCCTTCGAGCGCATCGAAGGTGCTCAAATGATGCGGGGAGTCGTTGGAACATATGCTGCAGCTATTCTATTGGAATCTATCGCTTTTCTCGGAGGCGGCCGAAACGAAGCACCTGCTGTATGGATCGGAAGCAACAGTTCGACGACTAAAATATCGACTCGAGAGATCGATCAAATTCTTTCGGAGTATACCGAGGAAGAGCTGTCGACGGCAGTTCTAGAAGGGCGAGTTAATTCTGGGCACCAGCTTTTATACATACATCTTCCTGACCAAACTCTGGTATACGATGGGGCTGGATCCCAAGCAGTTCAAGAGCCGGTGTGGTACGTGTTAACTTCGAGCATCGTCGGTCTTGGCCAATACCGCGCTAGAAATTTCGTTTGGTGCTATGGAAAATGGCTCTGCGGAGACCCTACCTCTGCCGAACACGGGTACTTTACAAATGAGGTATCCTCACATTATGGCTCTTTGAATGGCTGGGACTTCGGAACAGTCATCATCTACAATGAAGGACGTGGGGCCATATTTCACGAACTCGAACTTGTTTGCCTAACGGGGAGAGTCGCTCTTGGTGCTGACCCGACTATTTGGACTAGCTACACAATAGATGGTGAAACATGGGGCCAGGAGCGTCCTCGGTCTGCCGGAAAGCAGGGAGAGAGGCTGAAGCGCCTTAACTGGCTACAGCAAGGGTTCATGCGCCATTGGAGAGCTCAAAGGTTTCGCGGGACCAGTGATGCGCATCTTGCTATCGCGCGGCTAGAGGCCAGAGTCGAGGGATTGAATGTCTAACACACCACGCAATCTCACGCGCAACCAGCTCGCGGAATTTCTTCCGAATGCTCGGGCAGTTCGAGCTTTCGAGCAGCTTCTGAAATCCGTAGGAGAACTTCTCCCCTCCGATGTTGCTACGTTAAACCGTCTAATTCAGGAGTCCTCCATCGAAGGAGCGACGGCCTCAGCAAAGGCGCAGCAGGCGATTGATTCACTCGAAAGTATTGCTCACAGCCTCGAGCTTCTTACTGGGCGTTCTGATAACGCCCATAACGCAACGGAGACGGATTATCTAGACCTTCTCCCAGGTTCACCAGCAGGGGAAAAAGTTGGCCGCCTGAAATGGGGGCCAACCGGGACACTTGAAGTTAGCATGGGCGGAGGAAATATTATCCAGCAGGTCGGGGAGGAGATTTTCGTCTACGGAAAAGCCTCAGGCGCGATTACAGAAGGCCAGCTGATTATGGTTACCGGCTCCATCGGGGCTTCCGGCGTCTTGACCTTTGCCCCGACTACAACAGGACTGACTGATCCCAACGCTATACTAGGTGTGGCCACCGAAAACTTAGCTGTCAATGCCTTTGGGCGCGTAACCATCATCGGGATTGTCCACGGGATTAACACGACTGGCGCGTCTGTCGGAGAAACCTGGGCGGATGGAGATGTGCTCTGGTATAATCCCTCTTTTGTTGGTGCAATGACCAAGGTTAAGCCATCAGCACCGAACATGAAGACCCAGGTTGCTATCGTGATCAACGCGGGGAGTGGTGGCTCTGGGTCTTTACAGGTTGAGGTTCTTCATGGATCGACTCTTGGTGGAACTGACTCCAATGTGCAACTTGGAGCTCTGGCAGACAAGCAGCTTATTCAGTACGATAGCGCTGTGGGGTATTGGAAGAATGTAGCCGCTTCGAGTATAGCCGAAGCTCCCATATCGGCAGGAACCACTGCCCAATACTGGAGAGGTGATAAGACTTGGCAGGATTTATTTACGCAAGTTCGAGCGGCGACACTAACCGGCTTGTCCACAATAACCAATGCTGTCATCACGGCCGCAGATACGGTCCTTTCGGCACTTGGCAAATTGCAGAAGCAGATCAGCGACAATCTAACAACATTGACAACTCACACCGGAGCGTCATCCGGTGTTCACGGTGTTACTGGATCGGTGGTTGGTACAACTGACACCCAGACACTGACGAGCAAGTCACTTGGTCCAGCAACTACTGTCGGAAATCAGGCCTTGGCCACGAATGAACTTCTCCGCAGCGTGACGGGCGGGGTCTTTGACCTGAACAAGGTTTTCAATGTGTCATCGTTCAAGTCAAACGGAGCGGCAAATTCAATTCAACTGACATTGGTGCGTCAGTCGGGCCTGATCATCTTCGGTGTTACGGATTCAAACACGGCTTCAAACACAGCTGGGGGAATGATCTTTGTTCGAGCCGATGGAGCTGGTGTTATAACGGCCTCTGTAATATACCAAAACGGTTGGGTAACAGTGACTCCTACTTCCGCAGGTCTCGTGCTGACGCTGACGCTTGGAGCATCGGCAACTGGATATATCAATGGATGCTTTATCGGATCCGCCGTCGCATAATTTTAGGAGCGAGTCATGACCGTCACAGTTAAAAACATTATCCCTCGAAAGCAAGCCGAAAACGCACAAACTGCTCAATACACGGCACTCAATTGCACGTGTGTTATAGATAAATTCACAGTTACTAACACTACTGCTTTGAATGTACCCTTTAGCGTAAATCTTCTCCCATCTGGAGGAGTTGCTTCTGCTGCTAATCTTGTCTTATCTGCGCGCTCTATAGCGCCCGGAGAAACTTATACTTGTCCGCAACTCGTCGGACAAGTACTTGAACCGGGCGGTATTATTTCCACCTTGGCAGGAAGCGGCGCGTCCTTAACACTTTCCGCATCAGGAAGAGAGATTACGTAGAGGATCTATAAGCCTGTGGCGATCGTATTTGCCTCAGGCTTATAATTGCCCCATGTGATGCCAAGCATCCCTAGCTGAGCCTTCAGAGCAGCCAGCAGCTCATACCCTGAAAAGGAGATGCCGTGAGCTCTGAGCTAACCGTAGAGACTGCCCCAACCCGGGAGCAGATCGTTCGCTTGCAGGAAGCGATGCTTCCGCATCAAACCAAACAGCCAGAACCAACCCACTTCTTCGCGCCCGGAATGTATCTGCGAGAATTGACCGTACCAGCCGGTATGCTTTTAGTTGGAAAGACTCACCGGCATGCTCATTTCTTGGTCGTGACAAAAGGCCGCGCTGAGGTCATCAGCGAGTTCGGACGGACTGTCGTCGAGCCCGGGCACGTCTCCGTCTCGCAAGCTGGGGTCAAGCGCGTTGTACTAGCCCTCGAAGACACCCAATTCATCACTGTCCACCTCAACCCTTCCGACACTCAAGACCTCACGGTGGTGGAAGCTGAGCATATTGAACCGGAGGTTCTGGAACTCGGTGCCTCTCCCGTACAAGGAGAACTCCAATGACTTGGGGACTAGTAGCAGTTGCCGGCGCAACGGTCGTCGGCGGTTATATGGCAAGTTCTTCAGCCTCCGATGCAGCATCCTCCGCTGCCCAGGCGCAAGGGCAGGCCAGCGACAAAAGCATTGCCGAATCGCAACGGCAATTCAACGCAATTCAGGAGCTGTTGAAGCCATACACCTCCGCCGGAACCTCTGCTCTCGGGCAGCAGCAGGCATTGATCGGCCTTAGTGGCCAGCCTGCTCAGCAGAGCGCGATCGATGCTATTGCCCAGGGTCCACAGATGCAGGCTATGCAGCAGCAAGGGGAGAACGCCATTCTTCAAAATGCTTCTGCCACCGGTGGTCTCCGCGGTGGCAATACCCAGGGGGCGCTCGCTCAATTCCGACCGCAATTACTGAACCAGCTGATTCAGCAGCAGTACGGCAATTTAGGTGGACTAACAAGCATCGGCCAGAATGCTGCTGCCGGCGTTGGTAATGCCGGGCAGAACTCGTCGAATCAAATTATTAATGCTCTTCAACAGCAAGGTGCTGCCCAAGCCGGCTCGGCCCTGGCGCAAGGCCAAGCTCAGTCGAACATGTGGGGCGGAATCAGCAATACCGCCTCGATGCTGGGCACTATGAAACTCTTGGGGAAATTCTAATGCAGCCGATGAACTATACTCTGGATGTAAAGAGTCCATTCGAAGGGGCGCTGCAAGGAGTGCAGGCTGGATTCAATATCAGCAATGCCATGGATCAATCCCAGGCGCAGCAACTGGCGTTGCAACAGAAGCAAGCAGCTTTCGAGCAACAGAAGCAGATGCAGACCGACCTTGGCGCTCTGGCACAGAAGGCCAACCCGTCGGCTCAGGACTTTGCGCAGATTACCACAAAATATCCTCAATTGGCTGAGCACTTCAAGAATACCTGGAGCATGCTCAACACCGATCAGCAGCAGGCTCGGCTCGGGCAGGCCACGCAGGTCTATGCCGCGCTGCAATCCGGTAAGCCGGAGATTGCCAAAGACCTGTTGACCAAGCAAGTCGAAGCTGCCAAGAACTCCGGAAATGAGCAAGATGCTCAGGCAGCCAGTACCATGCTCCAGATGGTAGACCTACACCCGCAAGTCGCCTTGAATTCTGCCGGCTTAATGCTTTCGTCTGTCCTCGGTCCTGACAAGTTCGCGACTACCTTCTCTACCTTGGCTAAGCTCCCAGGGGAGGTTCGCAAGGGCGAAGCGGAGGCTACTAAACTCGGCTATGAGGCGGCCGCTACCCCGGCACGCTTGGACATCGAGCAGCGCTTCAAAGGGGCTGAGATCCGCAACTTGGATAGCCAGATTGGCGAGCGCTCTTCGCGCCTTGGCCTTGACCGCGACAAGCTGCAGTCTGAAGTTGAGATGAAGTTGTATGAGCTGAACCAGAAAAACGGTACGCTCCCCGAATTCATCAATAAAGATCTCTCAGCAGCGACCACCGAATCCATCTCTGCCCAGCAGTCAGCGGCACGCATGAATGACCTTGCTGGACAGATCGACAAGGCAGCCGGCGAGCTTGGCGGTGGAGTTACTGCCAAGGTCGGAGAGTTCTGGAAGAAGACCTTCGGTGACCAGAACGAGCTGACGCGCATCCGCTCTGAGTATGCTCGCATTGTGACTCCGGCAGCCATGGCTGCATACAAGCAGGTGGCAGCCGGCTCCACCTCCGACAAGGACATCGAGACCGCTATGACTGGTGTCCCTAGCGACACGGCTAGTCCAGAGCGCATGGCATCCTTCCTTCGCGGTGCCGCTAAGCTGCAAACGTATGATTCAGTATTGAACAACGCGAAAGCCGAGTGGCTTGGCTCCGTGCAAAGCCTGGGCAAGGCAAAGCGTGATGTCGAGATCGATGGCGTCGCAGTCCCTGCCGGAACAACCTTTAAGCAATTTGTGGACACCTATGTACCACAGAAGGTGAAAGCTGTCTCTGCGCAGCAGGAGCAAGCGGCTGTACCGACCCGCAGCTACATGCGCCATGCTCAAGGAGCTAAGTAATGGCAACCGCTCCGAACAGCTACCAAGATCCATACTGGAAGGAGCTCTCGACAGCTACTGAGGCAAAGCTCGGGTTGCCGAGCGGCTTACTGGCAGCTGTTGTGACAAAAGGTGAGCGCTCAAACGCGGACCAAGTGTCCGAGGCCGGTGCTAAGACACCCTTCCAGATTATTCCAGCAACCCGGAAAGCGGCAATCGACAAGTATGGCATAGATCCCTATCTCAGCCCGGAAAACGCGGCTGAGGTTGCTGGTCTCCTCCTCAAAGACTCTCTTGCTCGAAATAAGGGCGATGTCGCGTCCGCTGTAGCCGAATACCACGGCGGCACAGATCGTTCAAACTGGGGTCCGCGTACCCGATCCTATGTCAATCGAATTATGGTTGACCAGCAAGCCCAGAAGGCCGCCGCTCCACAAGGCGAAAGCACCTTTCAACGCGCTCTTGCCAAGCAGGCACCGGTCAATCCGAACGCCATTGCGCAGGTGTATCAAGCCTACCAAGACGGCAAGATGACGCCCGAAGAAGCCAGCCAGTTCGAGGCAGATGTCAAGTCTGGCGCCGTGATGCTTCCGCAGGGGGCAACTCTGGCGGGGCAGAAAGCTACTTCCCCGACCGGGCAGCCCGATGCCGTGATGCTTCCGAAAGAAGTGACTGACGCCTACGTAAACGGTAAGATGACGGAGAAAGAGCGCTCCGATCTGGAGGCCGATATCAAGGCCGGTCTGGTGAAATTACCTCCGACATCTAGCTCGCAAATCCCAGGCGGCCCAGGATGGCAAGCTCCAACAGAGCAAGGCGTCATTGAGCGTCCGCGCGAGCCATCCTTCGGTGAGAAGCTGACCGGTGCTGGCGAAGCTGCCTTGACCACTGGTACCGGCCTCACAGGCGGGCTCGTGGGCATGATTGGCGGAACTGCCAAAGGCATGACACAGGCAATCCTGAGTGGTCAGTTCGGGACTAAAGAAGCCGCCGACATGGTTGAGCGCTCCGCCATGGAAGGAGCCCAGGCGCTGACCTACGCTCCTCGTACAGAGGTTGGACAGGAGTATGCTCGGAATGTCGGCGAAGGAATGCAGCAGCTCATGCCCATTGCTGGGCTTGGCGGGGAAATGGCAGCCCTGGGTGCCGGCATAAAGGCCGCCCAGCCCGCGGTAAACGCCGCTACGCGCGCTGCAGCCATCCCGGTCATAGCAGGGGCAGGAAGGGCAGCAGAAATCGCGCAAACAGGGGCTACCAAAGCCGTGCAAGCGGTAAAGAATGCCCCTGGCCGTGCCGCCGACATGGTTGGACTGAAAGAGCCGACCGCAGCACCGACCTTGGGAACTAAAGCAAGCGGAGGTGCGGCCGGAACGGATGTAGCCACAATGCGCCGTGTTGCTGCCCAGGAGCTCCCGGTCCCGGTCGAGCTTACTCAGGGCCAAGCAACGCGCGACTTTGGGCAACTCCGATTCGAGCAAGAGGCTGCCAAGAACGCGGAGCTTGGTGCACCTATCCGGGAGCGCATGGCACAGCAACAGCAAGCTGTGCGCCAATCCTTTGACTCTTGGATTGATGAGACTGGAGCGCAGGCACCGGATACCCGCGCAGTCGGTATTACTGTGGACAAAGCCTTGCGCGCTAAAGCTGCTCGGGACAAGGTCGAGATCCGTACCTCCTACAAAGAAGCCGAGAAGGCTGGCGAAACTGCGCAACCCGTTTCCACCCAGGCTGTTGTCGATGCCCTTAACGAGTCTGTCTCCGCCGAATCCACTGCCCCCGTTCTTGGGGCTGCTAAGAAGGAGCTGATCCGACTTGGCGGGGCAGTTGAGGATGCGAATGGACAGCTCATTGCCAAAGACATGACCTTGGCGAATACTGAGCAGCTTCGAAAGTTTGTTAACAAGACCACTGGAGCCGATCCAACGAATATCAAATTCGCTGGAGACCTCAAGCGTGCCATCGACTCCACCACCGAAGGCGCTGGCGGAGAGCTCTATCAGAAGGCGCGCGGTCTCCGCGCCAAGTATGCAGACCAATACGAGAATCACGCAGTCATCTCTGACCTGCTGAACAATAAGCGTGGTTCGGCCGATCGCAAAGTTGCCCTCGAGGATGTCTTTGATCGGGTCGTATTTCGTGGATCGCTGGACGATATGCGTCAAGCTCGAAAGGTTCTCCAGACTGGTGGAGAGGAAGGTGCCCAGGCTTGGAAAGAGATTCAGGGCCAAGCTGTTCGGTATATCCGAGACGAGGCCACTAAGAATGTTGCTCGAGATACCTATGGCAACGAGATCATCTCTCCGGCCTCGCTGGACAAAGCGATCAAGCGCCTGGACAGTGAAGGCAAGCTCGACTATCTGTTTGGCAAGAAGGGAGCAGAGCAGATGCGTTCTGTCAACGACCTCGCAAAGGTTATGTTCACCACTCCTCCCGGAGCTGTGAATACAAGCAATACAGCCAGCGTCCTACTCGCAGCGTTAGATATGGCCGTCAGTGGTTCTGCCGGGATGCCTTTACCCGTCATGAGCGGTCTCCGGATGCTTGTGAAAAACGTCAAAGATCGTAAGCTCCGCGCGCGCATCCAAGATTCTCTCAGTAAGAAATAACAAGGAGTTACGAATGACAGCGACCTACAGCATCACTACACCGTTTCCGGTATTTACCGGGCTGGACGGCCAGCCACTCGATAACGGATACGTCTATATTGGTTCACCAAACCTGAACCCTGAGACAAGCCCCATCTCTATCTATTGGGATGCTGAGATGACTGCGCCAGCAGCTCAGCCACTGCGAACTTCTGGCGGTTACGCCATGCGCAATGGGGCGCCAAGTCGTATCTACACCACTGGCAACTTCTCCATGACTGTACGTGACAAAAAGCGCGGTCTGGTCTGCTCGTCTCAGAACTCGTCAAATCTCTTTGACTCGAGTCTCATCTCGTTTGTCCAACTTGGCACTGGTGCAGTTACTGAATCTGTGCAGGATGAACTCCGTGCACGCATTCGAGTTAAGCAATACGGTGCTATTGGCAATGGTACAACTGACGACACTCTCGCCATCACGCTAGCATGGACTGCTTTGAAGGCGGCGGGTGGCGGTGAGCTTCTGTTTGACGCTGGCGACTACGCGTTCAACCTTGATGTCTCTGGTACCAACGTCTTCACTGAGTGGGTTGGCCACGGCGCAGTCACGTTCCGCCCATTCCTCGTGGCTCCAACCAAAGAGTACATCATCTTTGCAAATAACTCAGTTGGGCTTGGCACTGGGTCCGGTATCGGCATCATCTTCAGAGGCATCGCGTTTACTGGCCGCTCAAAGGGCGATGTTGATCCTCAATATGGCCGCATCAGTTCTTGTGTCCAACTGCTATCGTCTTGGGCAACGTTCTACGACTGTTCATTCCAGTACGGTATCAATGCTGGCTTCTACAGCTTCTATGGCCAGTACAACGAGTTCTACAGCTGCTCATTTGGTGCAAACGTATCTGGAGCGGCATCGGCAGGTTGTTCACTGGATTCGAACACAGATTCAGAGGCTGCAAATGAGAACACGTTCATACGCTGCAAATTTCAAGTCAATAAGAATGGACTGGTCATCAAGGGTGGTGTTGGAAACCGTGTCATTGGTTGCAACTTCCAAGCCACTGTGGCTGGCGGCCTTGGCGCATTGGTGCTCTTGCCTGATGCAACTGGCTTTGGTACCAATACCAACTACTTTGCGGGCAACTACTTTGAGGCCAACTCTCGCGATGTTCATATGGGCGTGACTTCTGGCAATGTCTTCACTGGGAACATCTTCCTGCCTGGCACCATCTACACAACTCACTGCTATGACCATCGGTTCTTTGGCAACACGTCTTATGGTAGCGCGCCATCAGTCACGTTTAATCACCCAGCAGGCAATGGAGACATTGCATCACTGACTTGGATTGGAAACAACTTTGACCCGGATGTCTCAGGTCTTGCTCATGCCGCACCTACCCGCTTAAACATTGAAGACACATCCACCCGCTATGTGCGTAAGGATAACCTGCTCATCACAACTGGTCAGGCAGATCCCAACACTGGCGTGCCTTTGGTTGCAGGTCATGAGTACGGGTTCAAGGGGAACATCCTTCGCACCGTTGCCACGAATCTGTTTGCCCTTACACAGGAAACTTTTGCAAGTCTCCCAGCCAGATACTCAGCCTTTGAAGTTGTTGTGCAAGCAGTCAATGATGAGGCGGCAACATCGGCCGTCGGGTACTGCGCACGCATGGAACGGTTCCACGTGTTTATCACCAACAACACGAGTGGCAATCCTCAAGTGTTTATCACCACATTGGCTGGTGGCGTCGATACAGGCATCAGCCCTGCTTTTGCCGCCATCGGTGCAATGACCTTGTCAGCAACTGTCGTAGGAAGTCTGATCACGTTCAAATTGCAGTACAACGGTGCTGGTTCGGCTCCAACAACGCTTGCGAGCATCCAAGCCGCCTATGAAATCCGCTACACCGGCGGCAACCCAGTTTCATTCACTCGCCTCTAGGAAAAACAATATGGATCAAGCAATTATCAACTGGCTACTTGCTGGCTTTGGAGGCCTGATAGGCTTTTTACTTAACGCCGTCTGGCAGGCGGTCAAAGACCTCCAGAAAGCGGATAAAGACCTCACGGCCAAGGTGGCCGAGATCGAAGTTCTAGTAGCTGGTGCCTACGTGAAGAAGGATGACCTAGAAAAGCTGAGCAATGCCATATTTGCAAAGCTCGATCGGATTGAAGACAAGCTCGACGGAAAGGTGGACAAGCCATGATTGAAGAACTGGTTGTCCTGGTCTTCGCGACACGCAATGCGGTGCACCTTGAGCACTGGCGCACGAAGTCCTTTGCTGCTCATACCGCGCTGGGGGAGTTGTATGACTCTCTAATCGATGGCATCGATCCTATTATTGAAGCACACCAAGGCATATTCGAATTGATCGAGATGACATCCTGCCCAAGCAGCCGAAGGTGCCGGACATCATCTCGCGGCTCGAGGAAGACCTGGTCTGGATCAACAAGAACCGCAAGGCCATCACTTCCGGTCTTCCTGCCGTCGATAATCTGTTGCAGGGATTGGAAGGTTCCTACATGCGCGCGCTGTATAAATTGAAGAGGTTAGCATGACTTTCTCCCTTAGCCAAAAGTCGAAGGATCGCTTAAGCGGGGTCCATCCGGACCTCGTGAAAGTCGTGAACCGTGCCATCGAGATAACCACATGTGATTTTGCTGTGCTGGAAGGGGTTCGCTCCCAGGCTCGGCAAGAACAGCTTGTCAAAGCCGGAGCCAGTCAGACCATGAAGAGCCGGCATCTGACTGGACATGCTGTGGATATTGGCGCCTATGTTAACGGCTCCGTCCGCTGGGACTGGCCATTGTATAACCAGCTTGCTACTGCCATGAAGAAGGCATCAGCAGAATTGAAGGTTCCCCTTGAATGGGGCGGCGATTGGACCAAGCTGAAGGATGGACCGCATTTTCAACTACCCTGGAAGGACTATCCATGAAAGCCTGGTATCTATCGAAGACTCTTTGGGTCAATGCCATTGTCGCAGCTCTTGCAACACTCGAAGCAAGTACGGGGCTGCTTCAACCGTTCTTGCCTGCGAACTTTTACACTCTGGTGGCTGTTGGCCTCCCGCTGGTCAACGCAGTTCTTCGTGTCGTGACTACGCAGGCACTGACAAAATAATGGACCCAATCACACTCAGCAGCATCTTTGGTATCGGGTCAAAGATCATCGACAAGCTGTTTCCCGACCCGGCACAGAAGGCACAGGCGCGGCTCGAGCTCTTGAAGATGCAGCAGGCCGGTGACTTGGACGAGATCAAAGTCCAGCTCAGCGCCATCATCGCCGAGGCGCAGAGCACTGATCCATGGACGAGTCGAGCACGTCCGAGCTTCCTGTATGTTGTCTACGTGCTCCTGCTTTGGTCGATTCCGATGGGCGTCTTGACCATCTTCCACCCGGAAGCTGCGGCTGCCTTCACCCTGGGCTTCAAAGCCTGGATGAGCGCCATCCCTGAACCGGTGCTAACCCTGTTTGGTGTGGTCATGACTGGCTACGTTGCTGGCCGTAGCTGGGAGAAGGTTAGGGGCGCGACAAAGTAATTCCCTACCTTCCCCCTGCCCCTCCCCGAGATCGTCGCGTATGGCGCTCGTGGGAGGGCTTATTTTCTGGGTTGGCGGCAGAGTTCTTTGTAATTGCCGTTGTAATCGGGCCAGTGGCCAGACTTCACCATCGAGCAGTATTGGGCTTCTTGGCGCTCAGCCTCCTCGACATCGCCATTGCCGACAATGCCCATGGCAATCAGCAGCAGGGCAAAGACCGCAGCGACCTTCCAGAATGAATCATTAGCTTGCATTTTGCATCTCCTTATGGCGAGCTGCGCATTCTGGACAGCGACGGGTTAATTCGGAAAGAGACTTCTCGCGATCGATCTTGGTAAAGAATTGCTTCTCGTCCATGCGCGACAGATCAACAGAGAGGAGCTCCGACTTGTGATTGTAACCGCGGGACTCCATCTCCCGCACCAGCTCGACATGGCGAGTCAGCAAGCTCAAAGGCTCCAGCAGGTTATCGCGAAGATACCCATCGATGGAGATGCCTTTATTGATCGTGCCAACAAACATATGATGCTCTACATGCTCACCAAGCAGATGCTGGCGGCACATAATCTTCGGGTCTACCATCCACATTCTCATATCAAGCTCCTGTTAAACATGAGTAGATTATACCGAGCTTGATTTGCCTTGGCTACTCTTTTAGTTCTTCCACGTGTCCCCAGTCTGGCCCGACGTCGCAGTCTGCCTTGATTGGGATGCGCAAGGGCATGGCATTCTCGAGGATATGCTTCATCTCTCTGAAGGCAGCTGCTTTGCCCCCTGGGTCGCTGAAGTCCAGCTCGTCGTGCACGGTCAAGCGGGGAATGCCGGTCTCGTTGAAGATGCCATCTTTGTAGCACTTCCACATGGCCATCTTCATCATATCAGCGGCGCTGCCCTGCAACCGGCGGTTCAAAGCTTTGTGCGTGTAGGCTCTCCGGATCTGGCCATACTGGAGGATCGCCTTCTCGTAGGGCAGGGCAATCCCCTCGCTTCCCCAGGACTGAGGCTCCCAAAGATCGAAACGCGACTTGCGGCCAAGGATGGTCTTGATGATGCCAGTATCCCGAGCTTCCTCCGAGCAGGCTTCCATCGTTGCCTTGGCGAACGGAGCCCCCTTGTGGTAAGCGGCGAACAGCTCCTTGCCGGCCTTGACAGATAGGCCAAGCCCTCCGGCCAGCTTATCAACGCCCATGCCGTAGATCAGTCCGAAGTTAATGTTCTTGATTGGCTTGCGATCAAGGAGCTGCCCAGTCTGCCGATGCACTAGCTCCTGAGTCATGACGTGGTAGTCGGTATCCGGATCGGCATTGAAGATGGCGCGGATTTCGTCCGACATAGGCCCGACAGCAAAGTGGGCGAGAAAGCGGTATTCGATCTGGCTATAGTCGTACTTGCGCCACTGCTGGTGCCCAGGGTCGGGAATAAAGAGGCCTCGCACCAGTGGAGCTAGCTCGTCGTCCCGGCTTGGCAGGTTCTGCAGGTTGGGCGTTGAGCTGCTAAAGCGACCCGAGCGCGTGCCGCCCTCGTCGCCTCGCAGCGGATGGAACTGGCCGAAGACCCGTCCGTTGACATGCGAGTTGAGAATATAGGACTCGACAAAGGTACCGCGCAGCTTGGAGAGCTTCCGAATCTCGCGAATATGGTCTGCCACCGGATGTTGAACGGACTTGAGGAAGTCCTTTGTGAAGCTCGGTTTGCCCTTGGCTGTCTTGTTGTAATTGAGGCCGACCTTGTCGAACGCCTTAGCCAGCGTATCGGCGGAGTTGATGTCCACATGGAATCCGATTAGGCTACTCAGCTTGGCTTCTTCGATCTTCTCTCGGGCCGCCAAGGTATCACGTAGCTCCTCGGCGCGTGGGATATTGACTGTCACCCCTGCGAAGCGCATATCGATCAGCATAGGGATGAGGTCGCATTCCATGCGGAAGAGATCCATCATTCCTTCGCGGACGAGGTGCGGATACATGGCGATGGCAACGCGCAGCGGTAGGTCAGCATCGCTCTCCGCGTATGGGCCGACCAGCCTGGGAGGGGAGCGGTAGATATTCGCGCGCTGCGCGCCGTTCGGTTTGCCGCCATAGAAGTCAGCGCACCAGCGGTAGAGCAGGCTGGACTCTTTGCCTTCGCCGAGGTACTTCTGCGCCAGCACTTCCAACGCTACCTCCGCCCGTTCGTCCAGCAAAGCCTCCGCGTACTGCACATCCACCAGCTCGCCAGCCACGGTTACGCCCTCGTGGCGCAGCCATCCAACGTCGTACATTAGGTTGGCCCCGACCTTGGGTTGTGCGGGGTTAGCGAGGGTGTCGCGCAGCCAGGAAAGCACCATCTCAGGCGGCCAGTTATGCTCCGGCTCAACCTCATGACGAAGCGGGAAGTACCACCGGCCTCCACCATCGGCTCCGACTGAGACGCCGACGATATGCCCCTTGCCGCGCGCCCAGCCTGGGCCATGCTCCAGCAGCTCAGGGTCTTTGGTTTCGCAGTCGATGGAGATGACCTTCGCCCGAGAGAGGTCGGGTAAGTAGGTGGGCGGAAGCCATCCGGTCTCCGGGATGGGTGGCATGACGCGGATCGCCTTGGCACCTCTGCCACCGCTGGCCACGTCTTCCCAGAACATCCCGATGCTATCAACTCTCATACGCGCATCCCGACAAGGGCTCCGCGAATCTTATCACCGAAGAAGGCGCACGGCCCAGGGTAACCAGTCATATCGATTGTCTTGGCGACGCCTTTGAGGAGCATCACCTGCTGAACGTTGAAACACCCATTATCAAGGATTCCCGGCACTTCGATGGAAGCTCCGGCACCCTCGCCATGCCCTGTGGTCACCATACCGTTCGAAAGGAAGAGGCGCCCAAGCTCGTCGACGAACGGGGCGAGGTCAGCAGCTGCCTCCCACAAGCCATCAGGAATCGCGAGAGGGTTGGCAGGCTTGTCGAGGATGCGTCCAACGTCCGGCCATTGGGTAGAGTAGGTCTGCGTCCGCAGCCAGCGGTTGCCGGAGAAGTGGAAGGTCACACTGTTCTCGCAAATCTGGAGGCGCTCGGGCTCTTCCCCGATGCGGATCATCTCAACCACGGCTGACCTCGGGATGTTGAGTTCGACCGGGAATGTGTATCCAAGCCAGCGCTCAATCAGCACGATGTTGTTTGTCGCGAAGGCAGACTGCCCACGAAGAAGGATACCGCGCGCCCAGGGGCGAGAGGCATCGTCTGCGATGAATGGAGTCAGGAGCTTGAGCACCTTCAGCAGCTCCCCGTTGAGTGGCATGACCACACCTTCGGGCTCCACGCTTGGGTATTCGTCCGGGATGCAATCGATCAGCGCCTTGAACTTCCCAGACTTGACGGACAGCCGCCCGGCCTGGGTCAAGTGAAGCTGGATCGTATCCTTGCACGTTTGGATGGCCTTGACAAAGGGCAGCGCCTTCGGACTGCAGTCGAGGTTGACACCGATTGGGCAGCAGAGCGCCAGCATGCCATTGAACCCGCGAATGGTACCGCCTTGGATTCGGAAATGGGTGAGAGACGGCACGAAGTCTTTCTTCGCGACCGCCCCCTGCACAAAGCGGAGGGAGTCAAGCATCAGAATAGTCCTATTTGATCGGGCACGAACTTTGGGTCGGCCTCGAAGTGTTGAATGCCGAGCTGGTCGAATGCCCAGATATTGTAGCACCACCGCGAGAGGTAAGTCTCCCGCATCCGATCCGTATCAACACCGCAGGCGCGCAGCTTGTCTTCGACGGCTTTCCGCAGGGGAGGCGTCAGCGTATCGATATGCTGGCCTTCTACGCGGCGCTGCGGGCTCTGGTCAGAGACGTTGATGACGCGCGCCTCTGGCATAAGCATCATGCCGCCGACCCGAGCAATCTGCACCCAGGACGAGGAGTCAACCGAATACCAAGGGTATCGCTCCATCAGAGACACGGTCGTCAAACCGAAGCCGTGAACCTTGACCCTGGGCCTGCCGGAACCATCGGTGAGATACTTCTCCCAGATCCGGTCAAGCCATATCTTGAGCTGTGGTGTAGAGATGGGCACCATTCCGCCGATAGTGATGTAGTCGTAGTTGGCAATGTACCACTCGAGGTACCGCTCGTCTTCGCCATAGTGGAAGCAAGGCAGCGGACGCACGCCGAGGCGCTCCATCTCAAGCTGGTTCTGGTAGGTCTTGAGCGGGTCGCCGATGCCGTCCAGCACAGATGCCAGAATGGTTCCGTCGACATGCTCGATGATGTCTTTATTGCGCTTAATGTAGTCGCAATACTTGGGGATGTCAACAGACACCCCCTTGGTAAAGGCGGAGAAAGCTCCGGAGTCGAGAAAGACCTTTCGGCCGTCCCCGCGGATGCTATCCACAAAGGACTGGCGGTGGATGTAGTGGAACGACTCAAGCAAGTTGGTCGCGCTCTCGCGTTGCCTCTTTTCGTTCTCGGTGAGGCGGTTATACAGCGAACCCCCTATCTTGAAGTTCGCTGTATAGATACCGGCTAGGTATAGTTTCATCCCTTGGCAACTAAGGTCATGAACTCTGCTCGGGCCTCCGGCTTATCGCGAAAGGCACCGCGCATTACGTTGGTCGTCATCTTGGCTTCCATTGGCTCGCGCACGCCGCGCCACGTCATGCAGAGGTGGGTGGCTTCCACGACGACCGCCAAGCCTTTCGGCTGGATCTGCTGTTCAATGAAATCGGCGATCTGCATGACCAATTCTTCCTGAATCTGCGGACGGCTGGCAACCCATTCGACGATGCGGTTGAACTTGGACAGCCCGATGACCCGCTCGCCTGGGATGATGCCAATCCAGCAGCGTCCGACGATCGGGACAAAGTGGTGGCTGCAAGCAGAGCGCACCGTAATCGGCCCGGTCATGTACATCTCGTCCAGCCCCTTGGCATTGGGGAAGTCCGTGATGGCTGGCGGCTGGAGGTAACGACCTTTGAACACCTCGCGGAGGTACATCTTGGCGATGCGCTTGGCCGTCCCGACGGTATTGTGGTCATTATCGACATCGATCACAAGCCCACGAAGGAAGTGCTCTGCTCGACGGGCCACCTCCTCCTGCAGCAAGTCCAGCTCGCCGCCTTGCAAGAAGGCAGCAATGTTGTCGTTGGCAAGGAAGGGCGCACCAGCCTCGGTGATACGATTGGTCAGCGTTCCGACGATGGTATCGTCTTCCGAGCGCTCTGTGCCCTCCCAGGGGAAGCGCACCCATTCGTCGCGGTAGGGGCACTCGGGATCAGTCTTATCGATAAGGGCAACGAAGGGCTTGCCGGGGTATTCATCACACCATTGCTGCATGGTTGAGCCGGAGTCGATGATGTCGTCGAGGAAGAAGTCTGCATCTTCTGGATCTTCCACGATCTCAAAGCGGTACTCGATAGCCTGCATCGCATAGGCTGCCGGGATGCCTCCGCGCGGGATAGGAAATAGCTTCGCGCCCAGGCCAAGAACAGAGGCACGTGAGGCAAGATCGATTGCAAGAGCACGGACATCTTGATTAGTTAGGACTTTCATTCTTTGTAGCCTTGTGGAAGGTTGAAGGAGGCGGAGCACTTGCGCGTCTCTTCGACGGCCACGGAGACCAGCTTGCAGGCATGGCCAGCCAGCAGCTCAGGGCCGACGACTTCGACGAGGAACTTGGCCATGTTCTCGGCGGTCGGGTTGAAGGATGTCCACACAACAGTCGGGTCGATCTCGAGCAAGTAGCGCGACCATGGGTCTTGCTCCCAGATCAAGAACTTATGGTCCCAGTTGTTTTCGATCCACATGCAGAGCGTCGACTTGATGATGCCGAAGTCCAGCACCATGCCGATTTCGTTCAGCTCCTGGGCTTCGACGTTGAAGTGGATTCGGTAGTTATGGCCATGAAGCATCTCGCACTTGGAGCCTTGGTTATAGACGCGGTGGCCTACGGAGATGTCGTGGTAGCGGTGGGCTTGGATGGGCATTTCAGTTTTCCTCGTTGAACAGTGAGAGTTGAATGTTACGGTAGTTCGGAGTATCCGGCAACTCCATCAAGCCTTCGCGGTGAGCACGCAGCACCAGCGGGTCGGGCAAGCCAGCAACTTCGAAGCCGTAGGCGCGCAGCACATTGGAATGGTTCTTGTCGGTCGGGGGATACTTGCCGTCGTAGCTGGTGTGCGAATATGCCAGCGCCTCCCAGCACTCCGGCATGGCCTTAGCCATCATCACGGTCTCGGCTTTGCTGAGATACATCAGCGGAGCATGAATGAAGAAGCGCTCGGTGCCCAGGGACAGGTTCGCCATGCGCTCGAAGGCGTTGCGAAACTTCTCCGTGCAGTCGGGGTAGTTGGCGTTGTCTTCTTGGCAGATGCCGGTCACCAAGTGGTTGGCGCCCAGGGCGACAGCACGGTTCATGGCCACTGTAAAGAAGAAGGTATTTCGCATGGGGACGAAGGTCAGCTCCACCCGATTGCCGATGACCGCTTCCATCTGGTTGGCGTCCTCGTACTGCTCCAGCTCGGCGTCGCTGGTAAGGGGGCTTGTCGAGCGCAAAACGCCCGGCAGCGCGACGATCTCATGGCTGGCGACCTCTGCCATTGCCGCCACCTTAACTGCGGCGTCCAGCTCGATTCTGTGGCGCTGGCCGTAGTCGAAGGTAATGGCGTGGACCTCGTCGAAACGCTCCTTTGCCCAGAACAAGGTGGTGGTCGAGTCTTGCCCACCGGAAAGAATTACCAAGGCTTTTTTCATGTCTTACTCCATGTCGATAAGTTTGTGGATCTGCAGCTGAAGGATGTAACCATTCTTCATGCAGGAGTTGATGGCAGCCTTAAGATGCTGCCCATTGGTTGTCTCGTCCTTCGAGTCCACCGGCTGGACGTAGATCGGGCGATGCCAATTCTTTGGAGGCCGAGCCACGAACGGGCTGGCAGTATGCTCGAGGGCGCGCAAGGGTAGCCCATCGGCGTGGATGCTGTCCTGGGAGAGCACGTATTTGTAGCAGCAGGCCACCTCAGCGATGCGAGGATGCACCTTGCCAGCCTTCGGGCTGCAGACGACGTATACCCCGGTGCGAATGTCAGTCACCAGCGAGTACGGGACATCGGCTGGCTCGAGCGTGCCATTGGTTTCGATCTGGACGTAGTATCCAGCATCTGTCAGGACGTTGAGGAGCCTGGCAAGGTCTTGCCGGAAAGGTTCTCCGCCTGTAATGACCACAAGTCCATAGGCTGATTGCTCGCGGACGCTGTCAAGGATTCCGAGCGGCCCGGAGTCCCAGCGGCTGGAGGTGTAGTCCGTGTCGCATGCCGGGCATTGGAGGTTGCACCCCGCGAGGCGAATGAAGACTGCCGGCGTTCCGCAGAACGGGCCTTCGCCTTGGATGGTGTGAAAGATACTGTGGACGCTAAGGATGCCATCATCCCGAGAGATCCGCTTTTCAATTGGCTGTTGGTTCATTGGGTACTCCTGATAAGGAATTCCAATTATAAGCCCGACTGCCAGGCTACACAACTCTCCTTTTGAACAATCCTCAACAAAAAGGGGCACCGAAGTGCCCCTGAACCCCAACAGCCAGAAGGAGTTAAGCCGCTGCTTGTTCTTCCTCGACGGAGACGTCAGCTTCAGCTGCGGCCTTGGCCTTAGCAGCCTTCGGTGCCTTGGGAGCCTTGGGCTCTTTGACAGCCTTTTCGACTGGCGTCTTCACGACACCGAAGAACTTGCACCAGCGGCCATACTGGGTGGCAGCGGTGGCAGGGTTGATGCCTTCGGCAACAGCTGCGTCGAGGACCGGCTTGCGCTCCACGGCTTTGCCGGCAGCGGTGGACAAGGCATCGGCAATCGCCCAGACGCGTTCGGTGGCAGTGCCAACCTTCGGACGGGACACGCCGTTTTGTTCAACTTTGGGTGCCTTCTCGACGGCTTCGGTCTTCGCTTCTTCAGTCATTTCTAACTCC